TGTTAGTGGAACGATAGACTCAGGTATTCTAGTAAATATTGGCGAAGTCAATATGAAGGAACTGATGGGTCATATGAAAGACAAAGAGTTTAGTAAGGTTCGTAAATGGGTTGTAGACAATATAGACAATGATCCTGTGAAAGTATTTCGTAGAATATATGAAACATTATATCAGTATATGAAACCTGCAAGTATCCCAGCCGCAGTGTTGGTGATAGGCAAGTATAGCTACTAACAGGCTTTTGTTGCTGACCAGGAAGTAAATTTACTAGCTTGTCTGACTGAAGTTATGTCTCAATGTGATTTCAAATGAAATATGAACCCTACAATCTAGCAGATGTAAAAAACTTAGCAGAGAGAAAACTGTTTACAGTTATCTCTACCTTTGCTGGTGGCGGAGGTTCGTCTACAGGTTATAAACTCGCAGGAGGAAACATTTTATGTGTTAATGAGTTTGTAGAATCTGCAAGAGATACTTACCTGGCCAACTATGAAAATACTCCAATGATACCCGGTGATATAAACACTTTAAGTGGTATGCATTTTTTAAATACAGCTGACATACAGTATGGAGAGTTAGATATATTAGATGGGTCTCCTCCTTGCTCGGCTTTTAGTATTTCTGGTAAACGTGAGAAGGGTTGGGGCACTGAGAAAAATTACAGTGACGGTAAAAAGGTCAAAAATGTTGAGGACTTATTTTTCGAGTTTATTCGTATTGCTAATGATATACACCCTAAGGTTATCATTGGCGAGAATGTAAAGTCCATAATGTTTGGCAAGGCCAAAGAATATTATAATCGTATTATTAATGGGTTTCAAGACATTGGTTATACGGCAGTAGGTAAATCTCTCAATGCGGCAGATTTTGGAACACCTCAGGGTCGAGAAAGATGTTTTTTTGTTGCAGTGAGAAATGATATACTGGAAAAAACTCCTCTAAATTTTATGACTTTAGAAAGTATCTATCCAGAACCTACACATTCGGAACACGTTTCTATATATGAAGCTATTAATGATGTAGAGAATGACCACGAGGAAGTGGCAGAATTACATGAAGCAGTAAGAAAAGGATTTTTAAGTAAATGGATTCCCCTATTACCTAAGAACCCAGATAGACAGGTGAAAGGATCAGAATATCATCCAACTCAGAGTTTGTTTAATTTGATACGGCCGTGTCCAAATTTACCAAGTCCAACGATTACACAGCAGGGTCAACAGAAAGGACTCTCTGGTGTAATTCATTATGAATATGATAGAAAACTAACGATACCCGAATTGAAACGAGTCCAAGGTCTGCCTGAGGATTTTAAGTTAGAGGGTACGTTTAATCAAAAGGCAGAAAGGATTGGCCGAATGGTAGCACCAAAATGTATTGCACAATTGGCTACATCCGTGTATAATAAGGTATTAAGATATGACTAAATTTACATTTGCACAAGCAGAAGAAGGGTTCGATGAGCATATCGATCAATCTATTCGTGGGTATTCTAATCTTTGGAGTGACATTCTAAAGTTTTCAGAATACTTTGTAGAAGATGGTTGCTCTGTAGTTGACATCGGTTGCTCAACAGGAAAACTGTTGAAGGCGATGAAATCACAGAATGACAAGTTTGCACCCGAGGTGGGTTATAGGGGCATTGAAATAGAAAAAGATTTTCACAATGAATTGATAGAGGAAAAAAACCTAAAGTTTTATAAAACAGATGTTAGGGGTTTTGATTGGGTGACAGGCGCAGTGAATAACTGTTTCACCACTTCAATATTTTCATTACAGTTTATGCCGAAAAGAAATAGACAAATTATTATACAACGTGTTTATGAATCACTTGTAAAGGGTGGGGCGTTTATATTCGCAGAAAAGATTTATAGTGAGCATGCACAGTTACAAGAAATGATGCAGTTTTGCTATTACGATTATAAACGCCAGTTTTATAATGCAGAGGAGTTGTTAGATAAGGAACAGAATCTACGACATATGATGAAACCTCTGACTATGGACGAATTGGTTGAAATGTGTCGTGCGGTTGGCTTTACGATAGTTCAACCGTTCTGGCAGAATTTTAATTTTGTAGGTATGCTTTGTATTAAAGAAGCAGAAGGAAAATACTCAACGGAGAATAAGTAATGAAGAAGTTTGAATATGTATGGCTTGACGGATATAAACCGGAGCCGACTCTACGGAGTAAAGTAAAGGTAGATGACTATGCTGATGTGTGGTCCTTTGATGGATCATCTACACAACAAGCGACAGGAGATAAATCAGATTGTATTTTGAATCCTGTTGCAGAGTATCGTACCATTGACCGTATTCGTGCAGATGCTACACAGACGGCTCCAGGGTTGGAAGGTACTTATGTGATGTGTGAAGTATTACAGGCTGACAACGAACCACATGAATCTAACACAAGAACCTATTGTCAAAATCTTATCAGTGATGAATGGTGGTTTGGTTTTGAACAAGAATATTTTATGTATAAAGATGGACGACCTTTAGGTTGGCCGGAGAAGGGTACACCACGACCACAGGGTGATTATTATTGTGGTGTGGGTACAGATAATGTTGTTGGTCGTGAAATAGGTATGAATGCTGGTATAGGTATCACAGGCACTAATGCAGAAGTTGCATTGGGTCAGTGGGAGTATCAAGTATTGGGCGCTGGTATTCGCGCCGGTGATGATCTATGGATGAGTCGATACATTCTACAACGTATTGCAGAAATGAAAGGTGTAAGTATTAATTTTCATCCCAAACCTCAGAAAGGTGATTGGAATGGTTCTGGTATGCACACAAACTTTTCTAACCATGAGATGAGAACTTCTGGTGGTCAAGAATTGTTTGAAGGAATTTGTAAGCAATTAGGTGTTTGGCACAAAGAAGCTATAAAGGCTTATGGTTCAGATAACAGTAAGAGATTAACAGGAAAACATGAAACACAATCAATTAAAAAGTTTAACTATGGCGTTAGCGATAGGGGGGCTAGTATCCGTATCCCTATATTTACTACTAACAACAATTGGAAGTTATGCGGCATATTGTTGAATCCGTGATAACAGAAAATATTATGTTACGATAATGTACGACCTTCGCGATTATCTCAACGCCATTAACCATAAGAAAGATGATCTTATGGATGGGGAAGATTTATTTTGGGAAAAGAAGTATCCATCATATATTGTGAACAAAGCATTAAGTTCATTTCCGGAGTGTTTGTTATACGCTAACGAGATGAATAAGATGCACCACCTCGATAAGAAGTTACAGTTCCAATTTTTTCTAAATAGTATAAGACCTAAAAAAAGATTTAGTAAGTGGCTTAGGTCTAGCAAGATTAAGAATCTTGAGTGTGTAAAAGAATACTATGGTTATAGTAATGAAAAGGCTAAACAGGCTCTTGAAATACTAAATAATGACCAACTTGAAGAAATAAAAACTATAATAAGTCGAGGTGGAAAACATGGAAAGACTTGATTGGGACCCTGGCTTAATGCTAGAGGTCCGACTCAACGACCCTGATGATTTCCTGAAAGTCCGTGAAACATTATCCCGAATAGGTGTTGCATCTAGAAAGGAAAGAAAATTATATCAATCATGTCATATACTACACAAACAGGGACGTTATTTTATAGTCCATTTTAAAGAACTGTTTGCGTTAGATGGTAAACCTACTAATTTATCACAAAACGATATTGAACGTAGAAATACTATTACAGGTCTTTTGGCTGATTGGGACTTGATAGAAATTATTGGATTAGATGAACCAAAGGCACCATTATCACAAATAAAGGTGTTGAGTTTTAAAGAAAAAGATGAATGGATTTTAGAAACAAAATATAACATAGGAAAGAAACGAGTAGAATGATTAAATTATTTAGAATGAGATCCGGTGAAGATGTAATCGGTGATGTGGAAAGTGAAAATCAAGAGTTTATAACTTTGGAAGGTCCGGCGGTACTCATGCCCGTACAAGGCAATCAAGCAGGTCAGATGTCTATGGGGATGGTACCCTGGCAGCCTTTCAGTAAAGCAAAAAACTTTCAACTACCAAGAGATTGGATAGTAACAGAGTCAGAACCTACAGATGATATAGCAGATGGATGGCGGAGGTCTTTTGGTTCGGGTATTGAAGTCCCACCGAAAAAAATGTTACTGTCATAAATAGTAACATGAGTAAATCCTTTTCAATGATTCGTAAAGCCAGAACAGTTCTGGCTGAAACGAAACAATCCATAACAGAGGTTAAAGATAAACCATACAAGTTGGTTATTCTTTCTCATGACGATCCTGAGGATCCAAATGAGACAGGTCCTCTTATTAGAAAGAAAGCAAAGGAACTAGGAATAGATGTTTTCCTAGGCGAGTTTACTGGCGCATATCTTTCTATAAAGGGGGGAAAGAAATTTATCAATTCGTTTGCGGTAGATGAAAAGGGTCAAGCGCAACTACCTAATATCAAATCAAACGATATTGATTATGCTCCTCCTGTAGAGATAGACCCAGAAAATACTTTGATTATGGTCAGGGGTCTAGGTTCTACTGTAAAGACAGGTGCCAACTCTTGGTATGTCATGGCTCAGTCATTAGAGCATGATGGGTTTACTGTAATAAATTCTACAACTTGTCATAACATTTGTAAAGACAAATGGTTGAATCAAATCATGTTCAAACGACATGAATTCAATACGCCAAAAACTGTTCGTATATCACATTCAGAAGGTGCTAAGTTTGCTATGGACGAGTTGAAGGGTGTGGGTGTAAAATATCCAGTTATCCTAAAGACTGCTGTTGGTTCTAGAGGTGTCGGTGTGATGTGGGTAGAGAGTGAAAAAGCTCTTTATGGTTTTGTCCAGTTGTTATATAGAGAAGATCCCTACATAGATATTATATTGCAAGAGTGGATAAAAACTCCTTATGATGTTAGAGTCATCATAGCTGCAGGTCATATTATGGGTGCTATCAAACGACCTATAGTAGAGGGTGATTTTAGAAGTAATGTATCACAAGGTTCGGAACCAGAACCATTTGAATTAACAAAACTTGAAGCATCAGAAGCGATTCGTGCGGCAGAAATGGTACAAGGAAAACTTTGCGGTGTAGACTTTATCCCAGCAAAGAATAGAGAAAAAGATAAACCATATTTTATCGAAGTAAACTCCACTCCAGGATTGATGGGCATAGAAGCAACGCTGTCTAAAGCAGCAGCAAAACCCTTACAGAAAGACTTGAAAAGTGAAGGTAAGAGTATTACTACCGAAGTCCTAAAGTTGTTTTTGGACCGTGATAATTGGATTGACAAATCGAAAGATACCTGATATAATGAATACATGAGTAGCAATTTCTACATCAATGTATTACAACGGGGCAATGCCCTTCTTGTGCGTGAAATCAAGGACGGGACACGAATAAAATATAAAGTAAGGTATGAACCTACTTTATATGTACCTGTCCAGAAAAAGACAAATACACTCACCCTCGATGGCCAGTTTGTAAGTCCTTATAAACTGTCCGGCATTTCAAAAGCAAAAGATTTCCTTGACCAATATGAGGATCAACCTGAGTTGGTCTATGGTCTTGAGCGTTTTCATTATACCTGGATAGCAGATAACTATAAAGGTGTAGTTGATTGGGATTTTCAAAAACTCAATATTCTATCTTTAGATATTGAGGTTCGTTGTGATAATGGATTTCCTGACCCCGCAGCATCAATAGAAGAAATACTGTGTATTACAGTAAAGAATTATGCCAACAAACGTATTCTAGTTTGGGGTATTGAAGAATATAAAAACGATAGGGAAGATGTAAACTATATCCATTGTGC